GGGCTGGCACAGCTTGTCTATTATACCGTCGGTGGTCCGGCTGGGACCGGCACGCCGTTTGGTGGCGGTCCCTTTGGTGGTCCTCCGGCCTTTGGCGGCCTTGGTGGCAGCTTTCCATCGCTGACTGGAACGCCGATTACGGCGCGAGATTGGACCCAGGATAACTGGGGCGAGATTCTACTGCTCTGTCCGGAGAACGGTCCGATCTTTGTCTGGTCTCCTGACTCTGGGTTTGCCAGCGCTCAGCCAGTTGCTTCTGCGCCATTCTTTAATGGCGGCATCTTCATCTCTATGCCGCAGCAGATATTGGTGGCCTGGCGGTCAGTTCTATCGACTGGCGTGCAAGATAACCTAGTGGTGCGCTGGTCGGATGCGCTGGACTATACCAATTGGACGGTCAGTAATCAGACCGATGCCGGCAGCTTTCATATCCCAACCGGTTCGATAATTGTCGGCGGGTTACAAGCCCCAAACTACGCGGTGATATGGACTGATATCGATGTCTGGTTGATGCAGTGGGTCGGTGGCGACATCATCTTTAACTTTACCCGCGTTGGTACCGGCTGTGGTCTAATCGGCTCGCATGGTGGTGGGGTCTTGGCCGGTACGGTTTATTGGTGCGGCTACGATAATATTTTCACTATTTCACCGACTGGCGTGGTCCCAGTGCCTTGCTCGGTATGGGATTATATTTTCCAGAACATCAACCGGACCTATGCCTGGAAGGTTCGCTGTGCTCCCAATGCCACGTTTAATGAGATAGCCTGGTTCTTTCCTTCGGTGAATGCCACCGAGAACGACTCCTATGTAAAGCTTAATATCATTGAGAATAGCTGGGACTATGGCGTCCTGGCCCGCACTGCTTGGGTCGATGTCTCAGTGCTTGGAACACCTATTGGCGCCGATCAATTCGGTGTTCTCTGGCAGCATGAACAAGGTGAGATGACCCCAGGTACCGGACAACCATCATTTCGTTCCGGCTGGTGGGCGCTGACTGATGGTAATGACCTGGCCTTTGTTGATTACGTTATCCCTGATTTTAAGTACGGATTGTTCTCCGAGCCTAGCGATGCTCAGATCAATGTGACCTTCTTCTCGGCTGACTATCCCGGAGATACGCCAAGATCCTATGGTCCGTTTACGGTGACCCCGATGACCGAGTATATTACGCCACGGTTACGGGGCCGTCTTATGGCGATTCAGGTTCAGAGCAATAACCAGGAATTCTGGAGACTAGGAAGAGTTCGCTTCCGCTATGCCTTGAGTGGACGCCGATGACTATTGGCCTTTCAGACATCCTTTCGACTCAGCAGAACGGCGTTGCCGCGCTGCGAGATCTTAGTGCAACCTTTGGGAGCGGGACAGGTGGAGTTGGCCTTGGTGGTATCATTGCGCAAGCTACCTTTGTGGGCGGGACCGTTACTGGACTCAATAGCCTAAGCACTACGGCAGTTGCGGCGGTTGCTGCCAATGCCAACCGAGTCAATCTGACTTTTCATAATCCCGGTATGGTGACGGCCTATGTTTATCCTACTGCCAGCGGTGCCCCGACAACAACAAGTCTGGGAGGTGCTCTTGCAGTATTCCCCGGTGCCTACCTAACCGTCGTTGATACGACCAATGGTGCCTGGAGTGCTTTCTCCTCAAGCGGCAGCGGTAATCCTCTTACCGTAATGGACCGGTCATGAAGCAGTTGTTGCTTGCCTTGCTGTTTATGTTGTTGCCGACCACGGTCTATGCCCAAGGCTGTGGTCCAACTAATCCAAATTGCACTGTTCCAACCTTGCCGCAAGGTACTAATAATAATGCGGCAGCATCGACAGGATTTATCGGTCAGGGTATTGTTATTACGCCAACTCCTAATACCCCCAATTATGGCATTGACATTCTTCAAATTGGTCCAACTACTGGAGCTACAGTTGGTGCATTTTTCGATTACAATCTCATCACGGTTAACGGCGACAATGTTGATGCCACCTCAACGACGACTAACTATACCGATGCCTTGTTTGTTCATTACCTGGCTGGAGGCAGCAATCTAAAGAATGCCCGCACTGCTCTGCACTCGCGTATGGAGCTAACAGCTCCGTCAAGCGCAACTAATACTAATCGATTTTATGTTGGTGGCGCGTCTGAGGTTTATTGCAACTCCAGCGATGGCGGGACCGGTACGACTCTAGGGACGGCTAAGGGTGCATGCTTTGGCTTTAATGGCGTATCCGATGCAATCGCTGGACCACCAACTAACTTGTTGGGAATAGCTGGGGTAGAGTGGGATGTTGGTATGCATACTGCGGAGTCGTCAGCCTTGGTCCAAGGAGAATCTCTAGTAAAATTCGGCAGCCCTGGACAGGTTGCTGGGACTGGCCCCAATGGCGCGGTTATGGATACTGCAATAGATATAGGAAGCAACGCTCAGAGCTGGCAGAACGGAATAACCTTCAACGATATTCACGGCGATATTCCCCTAAATCCGCACGGTACTATTCTAGGGGCGATTCAGGTAGCCCACGCTTTTCCATGGACTGTTGATTACGGTATTGATCTTAGCGGTTTTGTTTTTAACCAAGCAGCATTCCGGACCAGTAATTTTGCGATAGACAATGGCGCCAATGTGCTTGGCGGCTCATGGGGCGTTGCTACAGGTAAGGGTTTTGGCGGCACTGTTACTCAAATTACCAATGTCAATACTGCGGTAACACTTAATAAGATCGCCGGACAGATTACTTTGGTTAATGCCGCCAGAGTAGCAGGCACGCCGCAAACCTTTGCCGTGAACAATACGACAGTAACAGCAAACGATACTGTTATTGTTAGCCAAGCAGGTATAGGCGGCGCTGCACAGACTTATGCTTTTGCTGTCACTAATGTGGCCGCCAATGGTTTTGCTATCCAAGTCATTCCTTATACTACTGAGACTGCAGCGCCGGTTCTTAATTTTCAGGTCCTTCATGGCGCGATCAATTAGAAAAGGAATGAACAATGGCTGAGACCTATACCACTAACAAGAGTCTTGCTCAGGTCACACCGGGGACCGACAGTGGTACCTGGGGACCGTTTGTTAACAATAATATGGGCATTGCCGACAATTCATTTGGCGGCCTTGCAACTGTTGCGTTGACAAATTCTCCAGTGTCTTTGAGTTCGGCGCAGTACCAATGTGCATTTATTAATCTTACAGGAGCACTAACTGGGAATGTGCAAGTTACATTCCCCGGTAATATTGGCAGCTTTTATTACATCTTCAATCAAACAACCAATTCGTCGGCGTTTGTAGTAACACTAACATCGACCAGTGGTCCTGTTGTCGGCTTGCCTCCTGGCATTGGCTCGATATTTGTACTGTCTCCAACTGCTCTTGTTAATGTGTCGCTTCCTCCTGTCGGGACCTATTTGCAGATTTCTGGTTCATCGGTACCTAACTGGATTGCGGCTTGCACCACTCCGCCATTTCTCAATTGCGATGGCACATCGTTCTCAGCAGTTCAGTACCCGGCTTTGAATGCCATTCTTGGCGGTAATACGCTGCCTGATGCTCGCGGTCGTGCATTATTTGCTCTTGACCAGGGTACTGCGCGTAATGGTGCAGCCTTTCTTGCCGGTGGCGGCTCTGCTACTACCACGGTTACACAAGCTAATTTGCCAAACGTAAACCTCAGTGCAAATTCTAATCCTGTCAGCCTTAATCAAGGTAATATCATACAATACAGTGGTGCTTTTGTTAATTCACCTGCTGGCGGAGCACAGGTTCTCTTTGGCTCAACACCGAGTCAGATCACGCCAACTGTAACTCTGCCGCAATATTCTCTCGGTGGCAGCGGTACGCCCATGATAACTATATCTCCAGCGGTTGTTCATGGTTTAACTCTCGTTCGAGCCGGCTAAATGGATGCTATCCGCATCGCACTTAACACAGCCCGACGTAGGGCCACTGGTGGCATTGTACAGCTGAGACAGGCTGGCGGCGTAGCCAAGCCAGAACCTCAATATGATTTAGACCCGCAAGAATTTCGTCAGGCTTATAAAAGCGGCGAGCAACTAGGCTCCAATCCCGGTGGCACGTTTACTAATTTCTCCGACGGTATTGACCGCTATGTCAAGGCACCGAAGGATGAACGTCAGGCTCGAGAGGAAGTATTAGCCGGTAGACTCTATCAGGCTGTTGGTGTCCCGGTTGCCAAGACCGAACTAACTCGTATGCCCGGCAGCGGCAAGCTCGCTGTTGCTAGTCAGATACTTCCTAACACTACGCCGATTAAAGACCAGCCGCCGGCTTCTATAGGGCAGCTACATGAACATTTCCCGGCTGATGCTTGGCTAGCTAACTGGGATGTTGTTGGCGGTCGCAAGGATAACATTCGTATCGATGATAACAATAACGCCTGGCGCATTGACCAGGGCGGGGCTTTAGGTTATCGGCCTAAAGGAAGGCCCAAGGGGCAGGAGTTCGGTACTAAAGTTGGTGAGACTAAAACCATACCGAGCCTACGCTATGCTTCCGGTGAGGTATTCGGCGGCATCAAGCCTGACCCTAATAATGCTACCGCTCAACGTATTGCGACACTGCCTGATCATGCCATTCGTGACCTCGTTCATCATTACGTCGGTGAGCATGATGCTTATGGTATGAGCGGTCTTGCCGACAAGCTGATTGCCCGCCGTAATGATCTAGCTAAGCAATATGGTCAACGCTCCGGCTATCAAGAGGGTGGCCCGGTTCAGCTTCCGGAGATTGAGATTAAGCCCGACCAACCTCCGCCGCAGATAAGTGAGGAAGATATCGAGCGAGCGCGGATGGATGAGCAGGCTCGGGCAGCACAGCAGCCTTCCGTCTGGAGTCAGCTTGCTCATAGATTTGTTCCAGATGTTTCTGGCTTTACTCAGCAGATGGCTACTCCAGAGGGACGCGGTGCGCTGTGGGGTAAATTGTCCGAGCGATATGGTCCGGACCTTCCCGGTCGTATTTATGAGGGCATAAAAGGCATGGTCTCGCAGCCCGGCGAAGCCATGGAGAAAGGGACAACAACGGCAGAAGCTGTGCCATGGGCCGCCGGCACCACAATGAACTTGGCTATGCAGGCACCGCTTGTTGCTGGCAAGGGGAACATTGGTGTCTTTGGTGGTGAAGGTTCATTGCTACATGACAGCAAGGCTCTGACAACTGCTAAGAAGATGGACGCAGAGGGAGCGCTTAATCCAAATCAAATCTATTTTCGTACTGGTTGGTTTAAGGATCCGGGCACCGGTAAGTGGATGTATCACCATGATATGGATAGCGCTTTTATTCATCCAGCAGTGCCGAGGGATGCGGACAATAATCTAGTTATGCCGACAGATAGGGCGGCGCCGCTGCATCAAGTTTTTCAACATGATGATCTATATGATGCCTATCCATTTTTGAAAGATTGGAAAATCACAGGATTAAATCAGGCTGGAGCGTGGGGTTCGACTAGTTATAAAAACAAGACCATTCGTCTTGCGCCGCAAACAGAAGAGCAGGCACTTAATACTATTACTCATGAAGTTAATCATGCCATCCAGGCTTATGAGGACTTCTCTAAAGGAAGTAATTATAGGCGCTGGTTGCCACCGGAATATGAAAAGATACAACAGGACTTAGATAATCGGCGCACCGCCGTCCATCAGTGGCTTGAATCAAGAGGGGCACAATCCGGCGAAGCTACCTATAATACCATCATTAACGGTATTAAGAATCCGAACCTGATCGGTCCGAAGATGGCAGCGGATATTAAGGGAGTTCTTGGTACTGGGAAATATGCTGATGTTCTCGATCTTATTGAAAAGCAAGATTTGCAAGACAAGATTCGGAGCGAGGCTCTTGATAGATATCTCCGTACTTTCGGTGAGGTCATGTCACGACAGGCCGAGCTACGTCGGACCATGACACCGGAGGAAAATCGGCAGCTGACTATTCCTAAAGCGACCCAGATGATTGAGGCGCCAATCCCATGGCGTGAGGTTCACTTTGGCAAAGAAGCTCCAATTGCTTACTCGGAGGTTCAGTCGGCTAAGATACCGCCGGTAGAAAGGCCACAGCGCGACAGATTAAGCTTCTATTCTAAAGCGGATAAGATTTTATCATCGGCGCCAAACGAAACAGCAACAGCTAGAGATTGGGCTGGCTACCTTAAGAACAAAGGGCTGAAGCCTGAAGAAGCTCAGTACCTTGGTCTTACTAACCTATTAGATAGGTATCACGATGCCTTCAAGGATCAGCCGATTCATCGCGGGCATTTACAAAATTATATCAGGAACAATCGTGTCAAGTTGCGACAAACGATTGCCGATATTGATCCTAGTCCGTCGAGTTTGCCAGAAGAGTGGGGTGGTAATCCGCTCAATGAATATTTTACACCCGAAGAGTTTGAAGAGATGCCCTACTGGGAAGGTCCGGACTCTGCTTACTCAGGAGTACATCCGGCTGATGTCGCCCGCTACGGAGATAGAGTATTACCAGGCGGTCATGGTTATCATGAATTAAAGTTGCAACTGGAAAAAGATGTTGGCTGGGAACAGGAACACTATCCTCACGACCCAGATCTTATCGCAGCGGCAAGATTAGATACGCGCAATATTGATAAACTTAAAAGCCTGTTTGTTAATGAGGCACAAAGTGACTGGCATCAGCAAGGTTTACAGCGTGGCTATCTAAGTCCCGAAAGAACTCAGCGTATAATGGAAACTCAGCCAAATGATGGTATGCGCTTTGACCTGCCGCATCATGGCGGTGATGAGATACCTGATGCTCCGTTTAAGAAAGCGTGGCCGGAGATGCTATTCAAGCGATTAATCATGCATGCGGTTGAAA